TGTGTTGTTTGTCTCGTCGCAGATTACGAGGTAGTCAGTTAGACCACGACGTGCTTGAATCTCACGAAGATAACCACCAACAGCGTTAGCGAAGGATGAACGTGTAACGTCATCGTTTAGATCGAAGAGAACATTCTTAGCGAGGTTCTCAACTTGCTTCTCGACAACCAAGAACAGACGACGAACGTTAATTCTATCGAATGCACTAGGTGTGCTGAGTGCAGTCTTGTCTCCAAAGAGAACAGTACCACGACCCTCGAAGCTAGAAATTGGGTTTACACGTGCTTGATAAAGCTTGTCTCTATCAGACTTACCAGGAGTATAAGCAAGTTTAATTACGTTGCGAATGTTACCTCTGTTAAATCCAGCAGGTGAGAACCAAGGATCTAAGTCATTAGCGGTTTGAACAGCAAGGCCAGCAGTATCACCATTGCAAGGTACGTAGCGATAGGTATCATTGAATCTGTCGTAGATGTACTTCCAACCAGAATCAAACACTGCATAAGATGTAGAAGAACCAACTCCATCGAAGAAGTCAATTACGTTATCTCTCTGTGCATCAGTGCTTGTAGCAAGTGTACCGATAACTGCACCAGCATAAGGTGAAACAAATGCCATACAATCCTTACGTGCAGAAGCAATGTTTACACACTTCTGTGCGACTGTGATTGAATCTACTCTGGTTCCTAGAAGAGGACCAGCAAGGATGAAGTCTAGATTGATTGATTCTGTATCAGCAAATGTATCGTAACCAGCAGTTAGATCACCAGCATCAACAGCATATCCATCTACACCACCAGCCATTGTGTATGACTGATATCCAAGCATTGTGTAGTTAGTACCAGTTGTGATTCCACTTCCCCAAACAGCAGTAGTGTAACCACCGTATGAACCTGTTGTGTTAGTAGCATCGTGCTTACCCCACCATAGGTAGTTGGAAGCAAATCTTAAAATATTAGGGTAGTAGTTGTCTGCACCTTCAGCAGTCTGTGATTCAGCAGACTTAGAAAGATTTTGGAATTTCTCTAGAACTGTATTCTTAGTTCCTGTGATTAATCCAGTTGAGTCAAGAACAACAATACTTACCTCGTCATACTTAGAACCGTAGTTAGCAGCAAAAGCAGAAGTACCAGGTCTTGAAACAAGAGTATTCCAGTTAATATCTGTGTCAGTAATTTGTACTGTATCCCACCACTTAGTAGCAGCACTTATACCTACAGCAGTTAGTTCAATAACACTAACAGCGTCAGCAGCACCAGCAGCAGTTGTACCGAATTGTGCACGATCAACTGTAAGAGAAGGAGCAGAAGCAGTATCTGTTACCTTAACAATTTCTGCATTGTTGATGATTAGATAATCACCAGTAGCAATACCAGTACCAGATGCAACTGTTATAGTAGCATCACCAGCAGCAATGGTACCATTAAGTGCTGTACTTGTAGCACCTGTCTGTTGTAGTAGAAGATTTGAAGCACCTGCTACCAAATTACCGTTAGATTCAAATACTGTAAGAGCAGTAGTAGCAGAAGCAGCACCGAATAATTTACCAGTAACACCATTGCTTTGATATACAGTGGTACCAGCAACAGCAGTTACAGCAACATCTACAGTTACATCGAAGTCATAACCGTGGTCTACTACGTGAACGCTTATGTTGTTTCCGTAAACACCAGCCCACTTAGTACCGTAATGGAAAGATTGAGCAGCATCAAAATGATTAGTTACATAATCGGTGTCACTCTCAATAAGAACAGCAGACGCAGAGTCTGTTACAGCGTTCTTAAGAGTTGCATCTCCTACACGTATAACTTGGAGTTGCCCACCGTATGATAGGAAGTTAGTTGCAGTAAACCAATAACCAGCGTTACTGTTATTAGGCTTACCAAAATATTCTAGTAGTGATTTCTCGTTGGTGATGTTCACCATCTGATTCACTGGACCTCTCTCGAACGGTCCAACTAATGCTCCAACGTTATCTACTGTTGAGTCTATACGAGCGTTAGTAAGGTCACGTTCCTTAATAACAACTCCAGGTGATACTTGCCCTGCCATTTAATTACCTCTCCGAATGAAGATCCAGATTTGTCTAAATTTATTTATCTAAACCTGATGTTTCAGTGGGGAAACGATGCGTGAACTACCAGTCGGGATATGATTCGTTTGGTGATTTATCCTTTCTTCTTTCTTGTATTCTTTTAATAGTACAGACTTTACATTCATATGAGTAAGACGAAGCAAGTTTACCTCTAGCCTTTCTAGTAAGGTAGAAGTCTTCTATTAAACTTTTCTCTTCTCCGCATACTCTACAAGTTCTCTGTTTAAAAACCAAATGGTCTACAGAAAACTCTTCATCAAATTCCATTATGAAACTTTACCACCTGTGCAATTCCAAGGAGAGTTAGGATCTATCTTCTCCATCCAATTAAACCCACTACCTTCAGGGTAAACATATTGTCCCTCATCATCAAACATACCTGAGGTATCTGCTATCCTTGATTCCTTTGATGGATACTTGGGGTAAGGTCTTAACCCTGCTCTCATCTCATTACCCTTTCTCCTTCTCATCTGATTACCAGTCTCGTAACCTTCGGGCATAGTAGGCCAAGAAGTTCCTAAAAGTCTTTTAATATCTTCTTTAGTATAACCGTTAGGATGACTCATTTTTCAGCAGCATATAATGCAAATGTAGAAGTAGTTATAACATTCATCATATTAGCGATATGTTGTTTCACTTCAGAATCACATACCCTACCAGGTATAAAACAACCAAATATAGTTGATGCTACTATTGCTAACTGGAAAAAGATTACAAACCTTATAAGATCAATAACTTGCTTCTTAGTATCCATTATAGTACTTGCACAACACCTTTTACATCAGGTATCTCTTCCATTAGTTTACGTTCGATACCTTGTTTTAATGTCATTGTACTCATAGCACAAGTCTCACAGGCACCACCCAACTTTACTTTAACATATCCATCCTCTATATCATATAGCTGTAGGTATCCACCATCTGCTTCAATATAGGGAACAAGTTCCTCTAGCACTAGAAGTACATTATCGTGTGTTAATTCCATTAGATATAAGGCATCATATAATCTACTTCATACTGTTTAGTACCATACTCATCTACATTCCAGACATTACCATCCTTATCAACTATAGTTTCTTCTTCGTCACTACTTACTATGAATCCAAATGGAGCCATATCTTGTTCCATTAAATTTTTATTCTCTTCATAGATCCTTTTACGAACATCCTGATCTGTCATCTCCCTAAAGAAATCTTGCAAGACCATCCAAGAGAATATGACGTGACACATTACTAGGTCATCGTGATACCCTTCATCCGCTTCAAACGAATCTTTCTTCTGAACAAAAGTAGTGAGTTCTGCGATAGTGTCATAGTCATTGATAACTAACTTGTCCTCTTCAATTAATGCTTTAAGGTTAGAACATCCTTGCTTCTTCACAGTCTTAGACATCTTTACACCTAACTGTGCTTTACCACCAGAGAAACCAGATCCCATAATCTGACCTGCTCTACCTCTCATAGCACACATTAAAAGGTTAGGATACTCAAGATCAAACTGCAAGATAGCAGCAACCTGATCTCCGATATCGTTGACCTCTGTCATTATATGTGCGTTGTTGTAATTTCGAGCAGTGTCGTAGATTACGTTAGGGAATAGTATAGGTTTAATTTCATTGTTTCTATATTTTGCTACCAGTTTATACGGGAACTCTGTGATATCAAAAACGCAGAAGGCAGAGTAATCCTGTGCTGTACCTCTAGCAACGTCCACGGTCATTACATAATCGTGCTTCTCTTTTCTATCTTCATATATGTCCAATCCTTTATTTCTTACAAGAGGACTATCAAAGGATAACGTTTTAAGCTTAGCAGGATTAATAAGAGTATCCTGTGATCCTAAGAATTCGCATTCAAACTCCTGAGTGAACTGTCTCTTAGAAGTATTACGTATAGTCTGTTCCTTCCATTTATCATCTCTACCAGGAACTTGAGACCAATGTACTTCGTGATTTACATATTCGTTTCTACCTTTGAGGGAGTCCTCCCACATCTTGTAGAACATATTCATCCCGTTAGGGGTGGATATGATAATTACTTTCGATTTCTTACCGCTACTAATCGTCGGATAAACGGAACTAAAAAACTGATCGCATATATGGTTGGGGATAAATGCAAACTCATCAAGGAACACAATATTGAAAGACATACCACGGACAGCACTGGCACTAGTAGAAGCTGCGATAAGTTTCGATCCATTTTCTAACTCCAGTGATCCTCTGTTCCAAGCAACGATACCCTGCTGCATCCAACGTGGTAAATTCTCATACGATAATTGGAGACGGCTAAGCATTTCCCTAGCCGTTGCAGCTTTGTTTGCAAGAATTGCTACGTTTACATTAGCATTAAACAATGCATAATGCAACAGATAAGTCGTAACGATAGTAGACTTACCAGACTGTCGTGGTAGCTTTGCTATATTAAATCTATTGTTATGGAACTTGTGCATCATCTCCTTCTGGAAATCATACATCTGAAAGTCCATTAAACCTTCGTCTATATTAACAATTTTCAAATACCTTTCAGTGAAGTAGACAGGATTGTCTCTACACTTAATATACTCAGCAACTTGCTTCTTTGTAAACTGCTGCTGTGTATTTGCTTTTTTTAAATTGGGGTTACCAAGATATATGTCAGTAGCTGCTCCCATAATTACCGTCTAACAACAACATCACCTTCACCATCATCCTCTTCTTCTTGGTCTAGTTCATCAATCCTATCCCGTAAAGATTTGTTTAATGGATCTCCAAGGTTGTGTAACTCAGGAGAATCTAATTTGAATCTAGGATCCTTTAGTTCCTTAAAGTTAACAACCAACAATTGATCACCTTCTTTTACCTCTTCCATTTCGGGATGACGTTTAGGTTTTTTGTATTCATCCATTGCGTTCCATCCTTGTGACATTAATTTAAAAGCCTGTAGGAATAAGTAAAAAGATATTATGGCGAATAAGAAACTCATTCAGCAAGTAATTTTTTTACTTCAGAATCCAGTGCTTCCTTTTCTTCTTTTTTAAGAGTGCGTTCTTTTACACGCATCTCTTCTTCTTCTAGAATTTCCTGCATCATTCCCCAAGAATTAGTACTACTTAAAATCATCATATTCTTTAGTTGGTATAAGCCAGTCAGCGTATATACGTCTGCCTGTTTCTCCATTTGAATCTATGTAGACTTGATCAAGACTCGACCAATGTCCCATACGTTCTCCTAATTTCACGTAGCGACTCAAAATTTTTCTGTTTAGTGCCGCCGTCATACGCCCAAGCATAACCCTCCGTGATCATTTGTTCATTCAAAGAAACTTCGGAGTCATCAATATATAACCAACCAAGAAGACGACCATACTTACCAACGCCGCCAACAAGCTCAGTACGTACACTGAGTTCACCGTCACCGTTAATAGTTTCTTCAAGCTTTTCTTTAAGCCAGTTGGTTGCATCGATACCTAGTGCCTTTTCCTCTAAATCACGAGTCCTTTTTTCAGGAGTATCTACTCCAGCTACACGTACCCGTTCTTTCTTATATAGGTCAAAACCAAGGTCTATAGTGACATCTATCGTATCACCATCTAATACTCTATTAATTTCCGTCACTCGGAAGTTGTAACAACTCTTCCTGTTTGGCGGTGTCATTGCTCCCATCATTCATCTCCGCAAAAGCCATACGTAGTATATAGTAGATATACCACGATACTATTACTAGTAGTATAACGAGCAATATTATTACTGACCAAACAACCATTTATAATTCCATACCCATTGTACAGTAATCAATAAAATGAGGATGCTCCCTTAAGTAAGGAACATCCTCTTTTGAGTGCTGTATTGCTGAGTATGCATCTTCTGCGTATTCACAGATTTCATAATGTTGTTGTGCGGTATCGTGATAACCGACAGTGTAGTGGGACATTAAAGGATAATTGCACCTAAAACGAAACCTTTGGCGAACGCAAGGCAAAGCATTTGATAATTGGATAATTTATATTTGCGTTGAATCTTTTCAGCAAATTCTCTATCCCATTTAACAACCTTATCAAATGCTTTCTTTAAATTTAAATTCCACATTACGTTGTACCTAATTTATCTATGAAGAATATAGCTGTATAGGGGTGTCCATTTGTTGAAGCCAAGACTTCTATAGGACCATCAGCAGTACTTTCCAACACACCAGAACCAGCAAGATCCATTGTTCCAGATCCTCCTAGTATAATTAATGTGTTACCACCACGTCCTACCTTAACGTGTTTACCACTATCTTGTGGTTGTGAGTAAATTATTTTTGCTATATCCATTTTGGTAGGCACCTGTGTACGGGTTGCTACACCCTTACTACCAGCACCACCAAATTCAGGGAGACCTGATTCGACCACTACGTCATATGATAAATCTGAAGGATCAATAGTAGTAGCATTCTCACTAGTAATAGAGACTACAGCTTTATACTGTGTATTTTTTAGTACGGTCTTTGCCATTGTTCACTACTTGGTTGTTTTCTTAGAGGCCCACTTTTTGTAGGAGTACTTACCGTTTTTAACCCCAGAAGTCTTCTTAGATTCTACCTGAATTTTATCAGAAATGGGTTCCATTCCTGATTCTTCCAAATCTTTTAAGATTTCTTTAAAGGGTCTCATTGGATAGGTATTCCGCTATACAGTTATTTAGCTATAAATAAATGTAGGGTATGGAACAAAAACTGTGAAAAAACTTTTACTCATATTAGGTATATTTGCTCTAGGAGGTCAAGCCGCTCGTGCAGACATAACTTCAAGAATGGCATCTAGTGTTCAATTAAATGTGAACGCAGCTGCAACACAAGTCGAGAGAATTGGATCTTCGTTTGCTATTTCAGGTAGTAATGTTGACACAACTGATGGTACGACTACATCAACTGTCAGTGCTGGTACAATAACTGCTGGTGTATATTCTCCAGGAACGATTGCAGCAACTCAGGATACAGCAGGATCAGCATTCAGCTTTGCCCAGTCATACACAGCAGGTGACGCTGTTCCCACTAGTGCTCCTAGTGTTGGTGCTGTACAAAACTTTGGTAACATAACGTCTACTGCTGCTGGATCTGCTGGAAGCTTAGCTGGAAATGTAACTAGTGCTCATACATTTGCTGGTTTAACAGCTGGTGGAGCAGGTACTTCAGCTACTGGACAGTTTGTAACTGAGGTCTCCATCCGATAAGATGGGCTGGGAAGATGATTATGACCCGACCAAGGATTACTCGGACAACATATGCAGTACTTGTGGCACTTGCAAGTGTCATCACTGCACCTGTCCAGGCGGTCCCTGTGGTCCCCAACTTCACCCAGGGATCGATGACGAGCCACACCGAGACGGAAAGCACCGTCACGGAGACAATAAATAGTATAGATTATAGGACAGGATGGGAATACAGCGTGACTGGGGTAGGCGTTTCAAACGATGGAGCAGCCCTCAACCCCAATGTGAACACCTCAACCGTGACAATTACACCGAGTACGTCTGCAACAGCG